ATTCGGCCTCCTACTGGCTTGATAGGTGCTCCCCTTTCTACATGCCACCCATGACTTCCATCCCCATACTCTTCTTTGTAAGATCCAGTAATCGCTAGGTGAATTTGCTTCTGCTGCAATTCATAGACCCGCTTGCCTTGATTATAGTGCAGGCAGTCTCTAACATCGTTTCTGCTTGCATTCTCGTGAATGTGACCCATCACAAAAACATCCATGTTCTCATAAGTCTCCAAAGCCCTAGTCAAATTGATAGCACCCTTGGTGACAATTCCACCACCGCCTGAACCATGAAAATACTTTAAGGTCTTGCTCATAGTAGTTCCTGGCTTCAAATCGTATTTAATAACCATCCATCCGCCATATCCACCAGTGAACACATTGCTTTTATTCTTGTAGTTTAATAGGTCTACAAATCTCTGAAGGATGTCAGTTTCTTGGTACTTGATAATCGCAGTCTCATGATTTCCGTAGCCGATCACAGTCAAGATAGAAGCATAAGGTGACCACCATTCTACTGCCGTTTCTACTATGCTATCTAAGTATTTTGCGTTATTGTGTTCAGGCAGGATGTCGCTTTTGTTTCCCCTTCGATCTCCCTTCCCCTGCATTAAACAAAAAAAGTCACCATTTACAAAGACAGGCATATTCTGCTCAAGGCAGTAGTCAAGGTGTCTTTTTAGCATAGCCCTGTCACATTTGGGATTATCCCAGTGGATATCCGAAAGTAGGGCAATTTTGTTCTCTGTCATGCTTAATGAAAGAGAGTGCAAGTTTCTTGCGATTTTGGTTAATTCCATTTAAGGGATGTTTATGTAGGTAGTCTTGCCACCTGATCTAACTGCTTTGAGTTTTTGCTTTCTGTTTCCTGACTTTGAATAGGAAACATGAACCCAGTCAGGATTGGTGTCCGATCCAAATTCCCAAATCAACTGATCGAAGTCTAGCCGATCTTTGATAAAGTCAAAAACCATTTTATTTGTCACCCCTGCCTTGCTTCCATCCATGTCGATATCAATCGCCTCACCTTTGCAGTGCTGTGAATTAGCACTGCCCTTGATAAAAGCATTTAAAGCCTTAGATCTATATCCGCTGCTGATAAAGATAGGTGTCTTGAAATGCAAGCGAATAGGCTCAAAAACCTTTTCTGCTAGTAGCTTAAAATTCTCTAGGTGCTCGGCAGTAGGTGTGTTGTCTATGCCATGCCTTTTTGCAGCATCACTTCGAGTAACTTCGGCCAGGTTTAAGTGTGTGCTGATTTTCATTTTTTTATTTCTTAAAGATCTTTTCTGCTGCACTGATCCCCAGGGCTGCTGCAGATAAAGCAGCAACAGATAATACCACCGCTTCATTGGGTTCTTTTAAAAGGCTGTAACATAAAGCCAAAGCAGCAATAACACCTACAAATCTCTTTGAAGATGCTTCGCCATTTTCTGAAAGGAATCCTTTTGCCCAACTAAAAAACTTCATCTGCCCTGACCCCTGTATTTTTTAGGTTTATTTAATGCCTTTGAATATGCCTTCTTTGCCTTTCCGTTCCTTCTCTTACCAAAGCTTGAAGCCTTCTGTACACTACTTGTCTTCTTCATCTTTTTTTCTGCTGTCAAAAATTGCCTTTTCGTTTTTTATCTTAAATACTAGCCACACAATAGAAAGCAAAGAAATTATCATAGTCAGGATTACATTTAGGAAGTCTATTCCTATGGCCTGAAATACATTTGCAATTATTGCTACAAAGGTGGAAGGTACACCGATCTCATCTTTTTGAAGGATATTCATCTCGTTTAAGTGGTAGGGATAGCACAAAGGTTCAAAGGCACAGGGCTGCTGATCTCTATGTCGATAGATACACCCGCTGTGAAGTCATCGAATCTCTCCTGGAAGAAATCGAAGGTGGCATTAGTAGAAGGATTGAAGGAGAAGGCTGTGTCAAGTTTCAGCTTGGCTAGTACATCCAAAGCCACAAGCAGCTGATCGGATTGGATCTGAAGCCTGTTGCTCTTATCTTCTGTAAGTAGATCCGCAAACAAAAGCACTAGCCTATACCTGATCACAGAAGTAGCATATTGAGAAGGTCGCATCACCACCCATAAAACAGGGTATTCAATCTCTCCTCCATTATCTACATAATCGTAGATGTCACCCTCGCCGAAGGTTCGGATCATCGGATGATCTTCCTGGATTGCCTTGAGTTTTGCTACTAGTTCGCTTAGTGTCATTTTGCTTGCTTAAAAATTCCTTGAGTTTTTTTTCGTTCTTGGAATAGGCCATTTTTAGAAAGGTTTTTTGTATCTGTTCCCCTGGTATCTTTCGCTGTAAGGTCTCGGATCTTCATAGTCACCTCTGCCTAAATTGATAGCCACCCTGTATTGATTGCTTACAGGCTGAATGGTAGTCACATCCGATCCAGGGTTCAAGTATTCAGGGTATAAAGTAGAATTCGCACACAGGTAATTGATAGTCCGCTCCGCATACCATTCCGCATATCCTTTGTAGTACTCGCCTATTGACTGCAATTCTGCAAAGGTTGGCTCTTCAATGTTCTCGCTCTTCCGCTTCACCACACCCTTATTCACAAACTTGTATTGAAGTGCCATAGGCAATTCACCCAAAACATAATTGAAAAGGGTATCTGTAATGTAGGAATCTAGCAAAGTCTTGTAGACTGCATTGCCTGCCTGCCCGATCGTATTTGCTACAATTAGATCTAGGATTTTATCGTACAAAGCACTTCCCAAAATAGGATGGATGTACCTGTCCTGTGTCATCTTGATCACCTGGGTTACATTCTTCAAATCTATATTGGCACTGGCCACAGTGAAGTCCTTGAAGGACTGCTCACTGATCATTAATACATTTGCACTCATCGGCTTGTCTTTTCAATTACTACATTTCTTACCCATTCATGTCGGCAGTATGGAGTAGTTCTGCCTGTATTCGGATTTCTGTACCATCCCCCACACAACTGGAATACTGAATATCCTAGCTGATTTGAGATGTTTTGAATCTCCTCTCTAGTAAATAGAAGGCTGTTTCCATCTTGATAAAGCCTTTCACATAAAGGTCTGCTTCCGCTGATTGCGGCAGGCACATTCTTGCGTTCTTCATAGGAGTAAAGCACTCGGAAGGAAGTAACAGGCTGCAGCCTTTTGATTGCCGCATCCCCAGTTCTTGTGATTTTTCTAGTAATCAATCCTTCTCTTGAGATCTTTTCTTCAATCACATTATCATCAATCAAGGTATTAATTCTTCCGATCACAGAAGCTTCATCTACACCAGTAGCCTCGGCAATTTGCGGAATAGTAGCCGCAGGATTATTTTGAATCTCCTTTAAGATATTTCTTTGCACCTCATTCAAGATATACTCGGCAAAGAGTTCTTCCTTGACAAACTCCTCCATGCTGCTAAAAAACATCTTGTTGCTTTCCAAGATCTTGAACCTATCTCGGCTAAATCCTTTGCCTTCAAACTTCTTAAGGATCTCGGCATCATGATCTGAAATTGAGCAGGTCAAGTGCTTGTGATTTTCAAAGGCATCAGGCTGCCCTACAGGTGCTTCATTAATTGCAGCAGGTGTAACTATCTCGGATCTAATTGGAAGCCCGATAAGGCCTCGCAATTCGTTCACATCCATAGATTCTACTACCTTGGTAGCAATCAAAGGAGAAAGGCTGTTCAAAGAGTTTATGATATCCTGCGATCCTGCAGTTTCTTTCTTTTCGATTGGTGAAAGGCCTAGTTTTTCCCTGATCTCCTCCTGCGTCATGTTTGCAGAAATGATAGCCTCCGAGAATTCAAAGTTGATAGGTTCTGTCTTGCGTAATTCTAGTAAGGCCTGCAAATCATTAAACTTGTAAAGGTAATTTATCGTCTCCTCCAGGCTTCGCTGCTTGGCATTTACATAGGTGTTTTGGAATAGTTCAGAAGCCTCTCTCAATTCGGCTCTACCACCTAGCTGACCTTCGGTCTTAACTCCAAAAAGCATTGGGGAAGTTACCTTGTGACCGCTAAAAATCTCCTGCTGTACTGTCTTATTTAAAAGGTCAAAGTGCTTATCCAATTCAGTGCCTGATAGATCTACTATCGAAGGCTCATTCTCCTTGGAATCATTGAAAGCAAGCATGAATTTGCCTGCATTCTTGCTGCCTGAAAATTTGTCCTTGAATTGTCTCTCAATCCGATCCTCTTCTTCCTGGGAAACTTTGCCTCCATTTAAGTTGATTAACTTGCTTGAGAACATCCCATTATTGATCGTATTTAAGTGGTATTCGCCAATCGAAATATCTAGTTCAATATAGGAGATTGCACCCCGATAGTCAGGCAAAGAGTAGGTATTTGCTCCCGCTCTATATTCCTTAAAGTAAAGAATCTGTGATCCTGTTCTATTGTTTGGATCAAAGGCAGGGAAGGTCTCATAGTCAGGTCTAGGATTGACATTATCATTCTTGATCCAATTATCGGAAACATAGAATTCTGAATTGTCTGCATTCGTTCTGACTTTGTAGTAGTCAACATGGTAAAGTTCAGCGATCTCCCCTGTGGCCTTAGTCCAAATCACCTGGAGATAGTAGCCTCCGAAAATCGTCATGTCAGTAGTTAACTTTTTAGTTAACTCATTCAAGGATTCATCTTCAGAATTTACTTTATTGATCATGCCATAGGCCTTGGCCTTCTGCATCTCATCTTCTGCCTTTACGCTCCACCCATTCCCACAGATGTAGTCTACCTTGCCTGTTACTATGGCATTATGCTTGGCCGAATTATTGTAGATCCTAAGCAGGTAGTTTGGATAGTCATTTCGCTCGCCATAGTAAATCCAGTCCTTCCCTTTTACTTCCTTGTAAATAGGCAAAGGCACTTGATCAAATTTGAAAAACTTTATCATGCTGTTGTATAAGTTTTGTAGTTTCCGTTATAGCCATTGTATCTGACTACTCCCGCTGTACTTAGATTGACCGCAGTCAACTCCATCTTCCCTGTGGCTATGATATTCGCACCGCTTCCCGCCTGGGTTACATAGTACCGCCAAAAGCCTACAGTGCTATTCTGAAAAGAAGCCTGAAGGATATTAAACTCCGAATACCTTTCTTTGTGAGCACTCACATCCGATAGGGTTAAGGTCACCTCTTCCTTTGTTACTTCATGCTGAAATAGAAAGGTGTAGGTGTTGCTGCTTGTTTGCCTCTTATCAAATAGGGCTATGTAGATAGCACTTGCTTCTCCTTTTTCAATAATAACCATACCCATAAATACAAAATAGTTTCCCCATGTACACAAAAAAAAACACCTTCACAAGGAAGGTGCTTTTCACATAAACTACAAACCAAATAATTAGTCCAAAGGAGGAGTTCCAGTAAATAGTGGTGCTAGTTCTTTTTCATTGCCTGTGAAGGTCAATGTGTAGCCATTACGATCACCGAAAGCTGTTCCAGTTCCTGATCCGCCACCAGTTAGATCAAGGCCGTTATCCTTGCCAAGTACCCACATTTTGTCATTATTATCTTTCACGATTGCTACTAGCTGATTTTTAGCAAGGAGAAGGATCTCATTTCTTGTGTTTACTTGTAATTTGTTAAGGATGATTTCAATAGTTTGAGCATAGAATACAGTGCCATTCTGAACATTGGTGTTGACTGCTTCAGCAAAGTTGGAAGATTCCTTTACAAGATCGTACTTCCAAAAATACTTATTCGCATCCATAGTAACAGCAGTATAAGTTCCGTTGCTACCTGTCCAAGAAGCCACATCCTCTACTGCTGCAAAGTATACTTCCTTCAAACCGCCGATAGAATCTTTGCAGTCAAGGGTATAATTTTGAGTTAAGGCACAAGGCATATTTTTTCTTAGTTAAAGTGTGAATGGGGAAGGCCAATCCCTTCCCCGATATTTTAATTCAAATTAAGGAGCTACATAAAGCTTCCAGAACACCACTTCGTCAGGGAAGGCTACTTGTACACCAAGCTTGAACTCTACTACAAATCTCATTTCGTCTGCCTCTTTAGCATAGAACAATTCGAAGCGATCCTGCTCATTAAGCATGTCAGTACCTAGGTAAAGGTTGCTCATAGAAAGTCCGAACAATTTGTCAGTTCCGTTTAATCCGTTCACACCGATCAATTTGATAGAAGTGCCAGGAATTACTAGTTCCATGTTGGCAGCATCTACTGGGTAGTGATAAAGATTGCTGTCTCTCAAGGCAAGTACATACTCTCGGAAAGTGTCATTACCGCAGAAGATCACTACATCATCCTTGTCCAAAAGGGCAGCAGGGATAGCAGCAAAAATATCATCTACAGCCTGCTCAACATTTGCCTTAGTCAAGGTAGTCAAGTTGGAAGTGTTCCCGTTGATAGGATCACCTGCACCACCGAATCCAAGATCGTTGATGATTTTGATCAAGCCATTGAACTTGTTAAGGTTCGCAGTTCCTGATCCAGTGTCACCCTGCCAAATAGCAGTTTCCAAAGCAG